TCGCCGCATTGCCAGTAAGCGTAACATTTGCATCCGCGCTGACTGAGACAGAGCCGACAGACGCTGTACTACCGGCGACCGCTGTATCACCGCCCCACGTTCCGTCGCCCCATCCATGAGTTGAAGAATTCCAACCTTCAAATGCAACCTTGGCATCTGCCACATCAGTCCTTAAGCGATCCTGATTATTGCGTTACTTGCATCTGCTGTTGGAAAGGCAATGGTAAAGTCACCGCTTGTTGAAGTCTTGTCTGCGCCAAAGTCCAATACAACTACTGCCCTATTAGCCGATCCTGCTGTAGTAGAGGAGTTATAAATTAATGCCCCTCTCGCAGTAATTGAGCTGCTTGACCATGTACTGTCTGCAAAATCCGTTAGTGCTGTTGTGCCTGATGTGGTCGGATCTACATTAGTCAGCGTGTTTCCAGCCGCCGTATAGCCCGTGCCTGTAGCAGACACTTCGTTAGTGGTTGCATAAGCAGTAGTAGATGCTGACATCGTTGCACTACTGGTATACAAGGCAACCTTAAAAGTATTGCCTGTACCTGTAGTAGTCGTTGTTCCTCCACCAGAGCCATTGTGGAAATTATGAATTCCCTGTAAAAGCTCAGATTTAAACGAGGTCGCCACAGCTTGGGTGATCGCCATTATAGTCTCCTTAAAATATCGGCCATGTCTTTTTGATTATTCATTTCCAGTTCGGCAATTAAAGTCGTTCTATCGCTCTTTACAGCCTCATCCATATAGTACTTAACCACATGGCGAACCTGCTCTTTAAAAGCTTCTGCCTGTTCCTTGATTAGTGGATGACTGTTTGATCCCACAGAAACAATTGTATTTGTCGCTCTTTCAGCCCAATGCTCAATAGGGAGTCCAGCGTTGTTAGTCGTAACAACATTAACACTTCCAACTTCACCTACACCTACATCCATCATTGTCTTGCTTGCCTCACTGATCCAGATCGATAACTATCGGTAGTACTATATCCTTCCCCAAGAACCTTTAATTTTCCTAAAGCATCTTCGTATCGAGCAGAGTAAACATTAAGCATATCAGCATCACCTTTAAGAAAGGTATATGACTCAACCAAACAACCATATAGCAATGTGCTTTCAGCGTTTGTGCCTAACCAACTAGTACCATCGCTGGACGCTGTAATAGACTCTGGCTTATAAAAATAATGAAGTTCTGCTGTTAAGTTTGAACTAGGCGTTGGCCCTAAAATAAAACTGTTTTCATCAAAAACAGCATAATGCTTAGGAACTCCTTCTGTTGTACCAACCGGATAAGCCTCTCTTATAAAACTGACATCCTTAAATAAAAGAAACTCATAGCCGCTATTGTCTACAGCAAGAGAGTATGGAGCCAAGAAGTCTGATGGCATACTAAGGTATGCAGTTCCATCGGTAGTTGTACCTGTTACGTTTTTACGAAAATCAGGAAGCTGTATTGTTTTTAATATTCTGTCTTCAGCTTGCTTGACAATAACACCTAAATTATTGACAAACGTAGTCTCAGTTGTCTCTAGGTAATCCTGAATCGCGCTCTTTAATGTTGTATATGTCCACGCCATTAGCTTGTTGTCACCGTTACTCGTCCAACTTCAGCCTCTATATTCAAGCCAACAGTCCTGCTTCCTAATGAAGTAACACCGCCACCAACAGGATTCCATGCAAAAACCTTTCTGCTTTCATCGAGAGACTGATCTGGTCTTGGGTTTCTTAATGCTTGAGGATCATCCATCCTGATCTTGCCAAGCTGTAATTGTGGTTGATCTTCGTCTAAAACATCTTTACCAACCAGTAATCCAGTTGGTCTTTGGTCTTCAATCTGAGGGACTAGATCTTTTTTAGCATATCGGAATCCAGTTCGATCACAATACCCAAAAGCATATTTTCCTGCTGCAAAGCTTGTCATACCGTTGCGTAGCCTCCCGGTGAAATATATAAAGAAGCCTTTCCTCTGTCGGCATCAGCCGCCTCAACCCATTGTTCTTCATAATCTGCTTTTAAGAAAGTGCTTCTATTGGTATCTGGCCCATACTTAATACTCAGTTTGTAAGCTAAACCAGCAACTAAACAAGGAAGGAATCTGGATGGAACATCCATATTATTAGAGGCGGGAGAGCCAGCATCTTCCACTCTCTGCATATAATAATAAACAAGTGTGTAAGTTTTTTGACTGTCTGGAGAAGGCCAAAGATTCACAGATATTGCAGAAGGATCTTTCTCAATATAATACTGAAGTGGCTTACTTTGTGTAAGCTTGTTTGAAAGATGAGCGTATTGACTTATAGACATTCTGTTGAGCGTCTGGTCAAACTGATTACTTACATCATCAACATCAGTTCTGATAAATGCTTCTACAATATCAAGGACATCGCCAGACAATGTATATCGACTTGTTCCAGCAGTAAGCGCCTGACTCCCCTCTTGAACAGTCCAAAGGTTCAACCCTCTGTTTTGCCATTCAAGCATTAATAGATCAATACTTCTTCTAGCTGTACGATAATCATAGCCGCCACGAAGCTGTAATCCAGCCCTTTCAAAAGCCTCTTCAATGGCATCGCCAAGATCTAATGTAAATGCATATGTTCCACTTGTAGCCATTTAAAATACCGGCGGCTTGGTTTTGCCTTTAATGGCACAACCGTCAATAGGGCGAGTTCTTCCGCCTTTAGACATATTTCTTGTTGCCGACAAAGGCTTGTATGCGTTATGAGATATACTCTGTTTAATCCTCTCCCACTCCTCTTCTCTTTCTTTTTTTCTAGCCTCTCTTTTTTTTGCGGCCTCCTCTTCTACAAGAAGACTGCTATGCGGATGCAAAACACTATCTGCTGGAATAGCTTTTTCCACATACGATGTTGGACTATTGGGCAAACCGGGAAATTTCTTTAATGAATCATCTCCGAACTCAATTCCCATCTGGTATTGAGGATCCATAACTAATGCTCTTCGCCAATCTGAATTAATTCCGGGGATTTTTAATTTGCCCATTATTTCTTCCTTTTCTTTTTTTTAGACTCAGACAAAGCAATGGCAACCGCTTGCTTTTTGCTTGTTACCTTTTTACCTGAGCTAGATTTAAGCTTTCCCTTCTTATACTCACCCATCACCTTTTTTACTTTACGCTTAGCGGGTGAGCTAGAAATCTGTTTCTTTTGCTGCGCTCTAGAGATTGTCACTTGACTCTCAAAGAACCCCTGTTCTTCTTTTTGGAAACTACTTTAAGGTTTTTTCTTTTATTATTAAGAGAGTTTCCATCTTTATGATGAACGTCCTTTCCATCTCCTTTGCTTACAGCGCCTGTCTTTAAAAGCTTACGTCGAGCGGCATTCCTACCTGCTCGACGCTTTTTTTGATCTGGCTTTGAATGGAAGTGTTTGTACTCTTCTTTGTAGTTTCTAGCCATTAACTTTTAGATTTTGCTGGAGACTTTCGTTTTTTCGCAGCCGGTTTAGACGCTGTATCTTTCTTAGGCGTTTTCTTTTCTTCTTTTTTCTCTGAAGACTTGTCAGCACCTTTTGAAAGCTCCTTTAGTCTAGCCTCTGCCTCTGCCTTACGCATAGGGTCATAAACAACAATGTCGTATTGACCATCACTGGTTTCCCCAGTGCCATCTTTGTTTTTTGAACCAATCTGGTAAACCTCTTCGCCATCAGCAAAATTACCATTAACGAACATTTCTAGCTTCGCCATGATGCCTCCTAGCTACTAAAGTGTTTTTGCGCCCATATAACAACACTATAGGTATCGCCGCTTGAATGATCGTTTGTTGTAAGCAACAAATCACCATTCACGCCAGTACCAGCGTTGTTAGGTATTCCGGGCAACTCAATGCTGCTGTCGGTAAAGTCCCATGTATCAGTCCAGTCTTTAGGAGCTTGGGCAATAAACACATTGGAATCTGCATTCCAGTGAAGTTTAAATCCCATGCCAATATTACTAAACCAGAGCCTCTGGAGAGTAACCCGACTACAGGCTTTGCCCGTCATTGGATCGCTTTCCAGAGCAGAAACATCAACTTTAGCAACGGCACTTTCTCCAGTACCGTCACTAATGTTGGTGAATTTCATTACAAGGTTTTTGCCGCCATCAACAATAGTTTGTGATGTAACTGCATCAGCCATAGTAACTCCTATTCAAATGGTGTAGCTAAGGTGCCGTCACCATGAAGATACGCTTCACAATGCCAAACAGCGGCTGTAGTTGCAACCAATCGAATGATGCCGCCAACTAACCAGCCTTGTCCGGCTGTGCCTAGATCGATAGTATCATCATCACTTGCATCAGGGATAAAGGTGTTATTGTCTGTAGCTGTTGCTGGATCAAAGATCGTGGCAAAACCAGAAAATAAATCGCTGGCGTTGTCTGTATTAATCTGTCCTGCGCCTGTAAATGTGGTGCCAACTATGAAGGTATAGTTCAACCCTGCCGCTGCGGTAGGTAATGTTACAACAATACCTGCTGCCCGATTCAGCGTATAAACCGTACCTGAATCAGTTGATTCAACGTTGTGTGTAGCACTTGTAATGCTTTCTATTTGTGAATAAGCAGAAAGATACCCTGTAGTGGTAATGTTACCGCTAGTGTCTATATCTAAGTTGGTAGTAATAGCACCAGTAGTACTATTTTTTGAGATTTGCTCAAATCCGCCTTCTGAACGGACTGGGCCATTGAACGTGGTATTAGCCATGTATTTCTCCTGTCTTGGCTAGTGTCTAATGTTCCATGTGGAACGATTAGTCAGGAAAGAAAGGGGGCGCAAAGCACCCCCATATCCGTTAGCTTGATCCGGGTGAACCGTAAATTCCA